CAAAGGTCAGGCCGCCGGAAATCTTCTGAATTTTTCCAAGATCGCGGGTGCCGTCTGCATCAGTAGAGTAAGTATAAGCAAGCAGTCCCTTTGGTTTCTTTGTGCCGTTTCCAGTAAGGAAAGCGTTTTCTTCCTCGTCTGCAAACTTCTCAGCTACAGAATTTGTGTACCATGACTCGACGTCAAAAGCGGCATCATCAAGCAGATACTGTGTTGCCTGAGGCATTGCGAAGACTTCGCCCCATGTGATGGTTGCACGTCCAAGCTGTGGAGCGTCTGTCTGAGTTCTTGAGTCAGTTTCTGCAACCCATCCGGAAGTAGCACCGCCAAGATCGATATTCCATGCAGTATCCGGAGAAGATACAGAAATAACATTGCAGATCTGACGCATAATGTTCAGATCACGCTCTTTCTTCAGAATCTCATTATCAAGAACGAAAGGAACAGCATAGCCGCCCTGTGCATCAGTGCCGGTATTACCAGTTACAGGATCGTTTCTTACAGCAAGATTAGGAACTGAATTGAGTTTTACCCTTGCGCCGTTGTCGGTACGAAGAAACTTTGCAAGAGACTTCATGCAGTTCTCTCTGGTTTCCTCGGCTTCAGTACGACCTGAACCAAAACGCTGTGCAGTCTTAAAGAGCTTTTCCACCTTCTCATCAAGTGCTGAATAGCGTGCATCAAGATCGGTCTTTACTTCATTGATTGAATTAAGAGCGGATGTTTTGATTTCAGAGAACTGAGTCTCGATCTGATTTTCGATAGTGTTATTGTCTGTCATTTCCTTCACCTGTTTTTTTGACAAAAAAGAGTTTGGTTTTTGACAGCATCACACTGTTTTTGAAGTGACGTCACATCACTTACCAAACATTATAGTCAGAAACGCAGTTTTTGCAACGTTTCAATCACTGAAAACTGCATTTTTTCCGCATTTTCAGTCTCTAAAACCTCGTTTACACTGTTTTCTGACTCGTTTTGAACAGTCTCTGCTTCTTCCTGTCTGGTCTCCTCCGGTTCTTCAATTTCAGAGTTTTTGAGGATGTTTTCAAAGAAAGAAGCAATTTTTTTGGACTCAGAGCGGGTAAATGCTCCCGATTTTCTGAAAGCCTGCTCTAAAAATCTAACTCCGGTAGGCTCTTTTGCTCTGAAATCGTCAATTCTGGCTGATTCACAGGCAGGAAAGGTCACAACGGAAGTTTCCCAGAGAGAGAAGCTTTTAATCTGCAGCACGTCAGAATCGTCATAGTCGTAATCATCAATAATCCCGCCGATAGAGAGACCGGAAATCACGTCATTTTTAACCAGCGAGAATGCTTCTTTTGCCCTGGCAACGTTCAGATCGAGTTCAATTTCTGCATAAGGTCCTTCATCAGTTTCTCTGATGGACTTGAATTTGCCGATTGGCTCATGCGGATCGTGCTGCCAGAGAACGGGAATAACCTCGCCTGCTTCCACTCTTGCGATTGCTTCTGCAAAACACCCTTTGACTGTAGTTGAACCGTAAGAATCGATTTCACCGTATTTGGAAATAAACCCTGAGATGATACCCTGATCCGATACCTTCTCAAATTTCATAAAAAGTTCAGATTTCTTCATTGTTATCTCCTGTATCATCATCTGAATTAGTTTCTGTACCTGCTGGCACCATGTTAAGCGGCTGCAGATACTGACCGCCCAAACCATCACTTCTTGGAGGCATCTGTTCTTTTGCTCTGCACTCGTCGGCACTCATCAGACCGCACTGAATAGCCGTGTTGTATGCTGAAATGCGAGAACCAAAATCACCCTTCAGAGCTTCATCCAAATCAAATTTTGGCATATAGATTTTCTGTTCATCATCTGAAAGCAACTGTATTCTGATTCTCTGCTCAATCTTTCTGATGTAAGGTCTTATGCAGTTGGTTATGAAACTCAGTGACTGATGTTCAATGTTGTTAAACGTCGATCTGCTCATGTCTCCCACCATGTGGGCAGGAACACGGAAGATTTTAGCGATTTCTTCACGGTTGAATCTTCTTGTTTCCAGAAACTGGCTGTCCTGTGCAGATATCTGGATGCTCTGCCATGAAGCACCGCCTTCAAGGAGCATCGGACGCATACCGGACCCGCTGAACTGCTCGTTGATTACATCCTGAGTGTCTGCGTAGGCATCTTCAGTAAGTTTTGTAGGTACGCATATAGCACCGTTACAGATACTGCCGTTTGTGAAGACGTTGTTTGCATACTCAGTCATCTTGTTTTCAAGATTCAGAATTGAGCGGGCATAAGTTAAGGCTGAAACTCCTTTGTATCCGTCCAGAGAGAAGATTTTTACATGAAAAACATCATGTGAAGTTGCTTTGATAAAACTGCCTTTTATTGTCTTGATGTTGTAAAAGACTTCAGATGTGGAAGAGTCCTGATATACTCCGACGCTGAACGGATTGATTGGCCAGAGTTCACAGACCCTGCCCTGTGAATCACGGATAATCTGAGCATAGAAATTACCCTCAAGGCACACGGAAGCCGCCAGATACTCCATAAATTCAGCACTTGTCTGATAGTCGTTTGGCTGAAGTGAAAGACACTTTGAAAGCGGATGATCTGCAACCTTCACGTTCAGTTTGTCTCTGACATCGAACAGTTCCAGCGGAAGCATACCCAGAGTTTCAGCAATGACTCTGACACAGGCATAGACCGTCACAATCTGAAGATTGCTGTTGTATCCCCCGCCGTTGATTAAATCAGAAAGTTCTACAGCCACGGAAGGACTGCCCCCGCCGTTTTCTCTTACTGCCTGCTGTCTGATTTCCTTTTTTGTCTTCAATGATTTTTTCTCTCGTTTCAAAAATTCAAACATCTCAGATTCTCCTTAACCCCTGTTGTGACAGCAGCAGATTTTCTGACTGTCTGACTGCGTATGAAGCACACATAATCATAGTTGCGGCTCCGTCGATTTTCTTTGCCTGCTGATTATCCGGTTTTCTAGGAAATTCATTCCCGTTTGCATCCTGTTTGCTGCAAACGTTTGACATCATCCAGTTTGTCATTGGATTGTTGTCGTGATGTATTCTCTTTGCCAGCATGGCTGACTTAAGTTCTTTCATTCCAGGCGACAGATGTTTTGTAGTCCACGCCATAGACGCCACTGTATAACCGTCCTGCTGGATCATCTGCATTACTGCCGTCGCGTTCCAGTCATCAAATAAGATTACCTGTGCCTGATAACGATCTGCTTTCTGCTCAAGAAGACTCGCAATTTCTACAAGATTTGTCTCCGCTCCTGCCGTTGCGTTAAGGACTTTTGCACCCTTTCCCATAGATTTTTGCTCCTGCTTTCTCCACAGGTCATAGAGTTCAAAGTTTGTATTATGACGGTCCTCGCAGGTTTCCTCCGGCAGCCAGTATTCATTAAACACAAAGTAGTGGTTGTTTCCGTCTCCGGTATCTCTGATAAAGAAATACGTCACTGCACAGACATCAAAGCGGGTTGCAAGGTCTACAGCCATGATGCAGACTATACCCTTACGGTGCGGATTGATTTCAAGTCTTGCCCCTGCCCTTATTTCTTTTCTTGATGGTTTTTTCCCGTAGCAGTAGACAAAATCATCAATGCACATCAGCGGATCATAGCAATCAGCCCAGTGCGACATATTGAAGTAGGCGTTATGTGCCTGTATCCAGATGTTAAGCTGCTTTGTCAGATAACTGTTTCTTTCTGCAATATCCGCTTTTGCTGCTGACATGGCATCTTCGAGAAAGTCCGGCTGAAGTGAGATGCCGTAATTCGGATTCGCTTTCTTTATTGTCTCTATGCTGAACGGATCATCATCCGGATCAGCTTCATAGATGATTGCAAAGAAGTTGTCCTGTACTTCCAGACCTTCAAGCACCCGCTTTGCAGTATCATATTTCTGCTTACAGACAGACTCTGTATTGTCTCCTGCAGTTGTAATCATCAGAAGCATTGGCTGTCTTCTGTTGCCCATGCCTCGCCACATAGTCTCATAAGACTTCCTGCTTACGTGTTCATGGAACTCGTCAAGAATAGCCAGGTGAGGATTCCCGCCGTCTCCTCCGCCGTCTCCGATTATTCTTGAGAATGTCGAACCGTCCGGCAGTTTGATTTCTTCAGAAGTGCATTTAATACCAAACGCTTTGGTAAGGTTTTTAGAGAGTTTTACTATTGCCTGAGCAGGCAGGAAAACGTGATTTGCCTGCTTTTCTGTTGTTGCTCCGCAGTAGATTTGAGCGTTTGCCTCTCCGTCGGCACAGAAAAAATAAACACCGTGAAGAGTGGCTACAAACGATTTCCCGTTCTTTCTGGGAAGAAACCAGAAGGACTGTTTGAATCGTCTGTATCCTGTCTGCTTCTTTACCCAGCCCATCTCTATTGAGAATGCTGCACACTGCCACGGTTCAGCTTTGAAAGGTATTCCGTAGTATTCGCCTGTTGACTGTGGAAGAAGCTCGCCAAATGCAATAAATCTTTCTGCTTTTGCTTCATCAAAACGATATGGCCAGTCACGATCTTTTGCTTTAATCAGGTCTTCCTGGTGTCGTTCATAGCACCTCAAAGCAGCATGATTTATCTTAACCCTGCCGTTCAGCACTTCTCTGATGTACTCTCTGCCGAGTGCAACGTGAGGGTATTTGGCTGTCATGAACCTGCCTTGAAGTTGTTAAAAGGATTTTCAGCCTCCTTCACTTCCTCTGCACGCTGGAAGCGTTTTTCTGATGTCGGATCCAGCATGAAGAGACTGCATAATCTCTCATACACAATCTGTGCTTTCAGTGCTACAAGGTATGTTGGATTGCTCTTCTTGGAACCTTCGGCAGCGTCGATTGTTTAACCTTCAACAGCTGCTTTA